CTTGCAAGGTGGAAGTGCTGATATGGACATGATGCTTTGGAACACGGGCTTGTCGCTGGCTTCGGCTCTGATCCTTGTTTGGATCAACGGGGTCAACGCAGAGACCAAGCGGCTGTCTATTTTGCTCAGCAAGACGCGGGAAGAGAATGCGGAAAAGTACGTGACCAAGATGGAGGTGCACACCGACATCAATCGCGTTTTGGACCGTTTGGACAGGCTTGAGAACAAGATTGACTCGTTTATGCAGGAGCAGCGGGGCTCGAAATAGTTTTTAACGGCCGATAGGGCCACAGGAGAAGCGTATGTTCAAGAAAATGAGTAGAGCAATGGCCGATGCGGCCGGACGTGCAATGGCCAAGGGCCGCCTGGCCGGAGCCGCTGCTCCTGACGGAAACGCAGGAAAAGCGGTCGCTGCCGCTGGTGCTGCACGAGGCTTGTTGGGACGCGGCCGGAAGTCCGGAGCCGCTACCGCTGAGAGCGGCGGTCCCGGTATGTCAGGTGCGATTGCCCGTGCGGCTCGGGGGGCTCGCGCAGCCTCGGGCCGGGCCATGATGGCCAAAGGGGGCGAGGCAAAGAAAGCAGGCAAGATGCCTGCTGCCCTGTTGGAAAAGATGAAAAAGGGCGACATGGCCGATAAGACCGGTCGCGCTGTGAAACGTAAAACGGCCGACGTTAAGGGCCGTGCAATGATGAAAAAAGGAGCCTGATCATGGCTGGTAAAGGTATGGGTTGCGCCACTCGTGGCGGTGGTGCCGTTGAAAGCGGTCCTAAAAACAAGGTGATGTCTGCTCCTAGCAAAACCACGGGTCCCGTGATGATGGCTAAGGGCGGCATGGCCAAAAAAGGTGCCATCAATCAGCACAAGCGCATGGCCATGGGCAAGCCCGTTGGCAAGATGGGCGGCGGCATGATGGCCAAGGGCTACAAAAAAGGCGGAGCAGCCTGCTAAATGGCCACTTCAGGCACCACCACATTCAACCTGTCGATTGACGAGCTGGTTGAGGAAGCATACGAGCGCTGCGGCATGCGCGCGACCAGCGGGTACCAACTCGCCTCCGCCCGCCGCTCGCTCAACTTGCTGTTCCTTGACTGGGCCAATCGCGGGTTGAACCTGTGGACGATCGAGCAGGCCACCTATCCATTGACCGCAGGGATCAATGAGATTGCACTGGACGAGTCGGTTGTCAACGTGCTTGAGGCCGTTATTCGGCAAAACAACCAGGGCATCAACACGGACGTGTACATTGAGCGCATCAGTCGTGAAGACTGGCTCAACGTGCCTGACAAGACCACGCAGGCTCGTCCTGCGCAGTTCTATGTCCAGCGAACCAACGTCCCCAAGGTGTTCTTTTACCCTGCGGCAGACCAGAACTACACGTTCGTCTATTACCGCATCCGTCGAATCCAAGACGCGGGCAACTACACCAACACGGCAGACGTGAACTTCCGATTCCTGCCTTGCTTGGCGTCGGGCCTGGCGTACTACCTGGCGCTCAAGGTAGCGCCTGACCGTGCGGTAACGCTCAAGGCCATTTACGAAGAGGACTTCCAGCGCGCAGCCCTGGAGGATCGGGACACGGCAAGTGTCCAGTTCGTCCCCGACTTAGGGGTCTGACATGGCCTTTGCAAGCGGCAAGTTTTCTTACGGCTTGTGCGATTACTGCGGACAGCGGTACCAGTACAATACTCTGCGTAAGAACTGGCGCGGCTTCATGGTTTGTCCTGACGACTATGAGCCCAAAGAGCCGCAGCTGGAGCCCTTGCGTTACCGAGGGGATGCGATTGCCTTGCGCGATCCGCGTCCCGACCGCATTGAGCCGGTGTCCGTCTTTGTTGGCGCGCCAGGTTTTACCGCATTTCAGAGCTATGGCAGCGTCCAGGGGACGGCTGACATGCGTCCGTATGTGCAGGACCAGGCGCTCATTGCGCAGGGTGTTGTTGGAACAGTCCGAGTGAGCACATCATGACCTACGACGAACTTGTCACCAACATTCGAAACTACACCGAGGTGGGCAGCAATGTCTTCACCGAGCCGGTGATCAACACGTTCATCACCATGGCGGAGAACCAGATTCTTCGCGAGATCGACTTGGATGTGTTCAAGCTCGAGTCGGTGGGCAGCATGACCCAGGGCAACAAGTTTCTGACAGCGCCGGGTGACCTCCTGACACACCGTTACATGATCCTGACGCCGGCAAGCGGTGAGCAGCTGTTCCTGGAGTTCCGGGACACGTCCTTCATGAAAGAGTACTGGCCAAACGGCAGCACCCAGGGCACGCCCCGGTACTATTCCGTGTGGGATCAGAACACGTTCTACATTGCGCCGACGCCAAATCAAAACTACAGCGTGGAGCTGGGCTACATCTACCGCCCAACGCAGCTGTCGTCCACGAACCCCACTACTTGGATCAGCACCAACGCGCCTGAGGCGCTGTTGTATGCTTGCTTGATCCAGGCTTATAGCTACACGAAGGGTCCTGCGGAGATGATGCAGTACTTCCGTCAGTCCTATAAGGAAGCCATTCAAGGCCTGGGTATCGAGCAGCAAGGTCGTCGCCGTCGCGATGAGTACAGTGATGGCATGCTGCGCATCCCGCTTAAATCGAACTCGCCCGCATCATGATGACCGCACCTCTTCCCGTAAACGTAGGCAGCGTCTTTGTCGAGACCACGCAGGCGCGTGGCTGGACGCCCGAGGAGCTTGCTTCTCGCGCCGCTGACAAGATCATCTATGTGGGTGACCAGTCTCACCCGGTGGTGCAGGCGCAGGCACGGGCATTTAAAGAGAACGTCAAACAGGTCGTGGCGTTTTACTTGCGAGAGGCGGTAGAGCAGGATCGCGCAACGACTGCCTTGCGCTTGCGCGAGGCGGGACATCCAGACTTGGTTCATTTGTTAGGAGATTAAAAATGGCGTTTTCAGGCAACTACATGTGCACCAGCTTCAAAGTTGAGCTGATGCAAGGCGTGCACAACTTCACGACCGGCTCGGGCAACACCTTCAAGCTGGCTTTGTACGACAACGATGCGGCGTTTACTGCGGCCACTACCGCCTACACGGCGACCGATGAGGTGGCTAACTCCGGCTCGTATGCAGCGGGCGGCGGCGCGTTGACCAACGTCACGCCCACCTCCAGCGGCACGACTGCGTTCACGGATTTTGCTGACCTGTCGTTCACCAGTGCGACCATCACGGCCTATGGCGCGATGATCTACAACGATACGGCGGCGGGCGACCCAGCGGTCTGCATTTTGGATTTTGGCGGTGCGAAGACGTCTACCAACGGTACGTTCACCATCATCTTCCCGACTGCTGACGCTACCAGCGCCATCATCCGAATCGCCTAACAGGCGGTGTTGTGGCAGATGCGACCGTTGCATTTACTGGCTGGAATGCCTCTGTAGGCTGGGGCCAGTCCACCTGGGGAGACGCGCAGCCTGCGCTTCCCCTGGGGGAGGGTGCGGTCGGGTCTGTCCTGGTCACCGCCAGCGCTGAGGTTCTCTTAACGGGGGTCTCGGCCACGGCCAGTGTTGGCCAGTCCACGGTGGCGGCCGATGCGGTGGTGGAGCTCACCGGGGTCTCGGCCACGGGTGAAGTAGGCCAGGTGGAGCATGCGGGGGACGCGGTGGTGGAGCTCACCGGGGTAGCCGGAACCGCCGCTTTGGGCGAGGTCACGGCCGTCACGGGAGTTGTTGCGATCGTCACCGGGGTGACGGCGCAGGGACAGGTGGGCCAGGTGGCCAACACGGGCGGTGCCAGCGTACTGGTCACGGGCGTGCAGGGGGCAATGTTGGCGGGCACTGTAGCCGTCACGGGCACCTCGAACACGACGGTATCGGGCATACAGGTCATTGCGTCGGTGGGCAGTGTGGTGGTGGCGGCCAATGCCTCGGCGTTTGTCACGGGTGTGCAAGCGCAGGGCCGGGTCGGATCGGTAACTCTATGGAGCGTAGTGGATGACAACCAGACGCCCAACTGGCACAATGTGGACGATGCACAGTCGGGAAATTGGGTCGTTGTAAATGACGGTAACACCGTGGTTTGGACCCAGGTCCTAACGTAAAGGAAATAGCATGGCAGGAAGCACATACTCAAGTAACCTCAAGATTGAGCTGATGAGCACGGGCGAGAACTCGGGCACTTGGGGCGACATTACAAACACCAACCTGGGCACTGCGCTTGAGCAGTCCATTGTGGGGTATGGCAATCCTGACTATCTGTCGGACGCCAACCTAACCATCACCATCACCAACAGCAACGCTGCGCAGGCAGCGCGCGCCTTGGTCCTGAATGTGACCTCCGGGTTTGGGAGTTTGACGGCCACTCGCGAGCTGGTGGTCCCCACGATCCAGAAGCAGTACATTGTTCAAAACAACACGACGGGTGGCCAGAGCATTACGGTGAAGACCTCGGCCGGTACAGGCATCACGGTGCCCAATGGTCGCAAGGCTCACCTGTATGTGGACGGTACAAACGTTATTCAGATGTTCGACTTTGTGGACATCAACGGTGGCGCGATTGACGGTGCAACCATTGGCGCGGCCTCGGCCTCGACGGGCGCGTTCACCTCGCTGACTGCCTCGGGTGCGACGACCTTGAACGGTGCGGTGGCCTTGGGCGACGCCGCTGGCGACTTGATCACGGTGCCTGGCACGGTCAACAGCAACCTGGTCTTTACGGACAACTCCTTTGACATTGGCGCGAGCGGTGCGACACGTCCACGCAATTTGTTCTTGGCAGGCAACGGCACGGTTGGAGGCAACCTGAGCGTGGGCGGCACGCTGACCTTAACGGGTGGCGTGAACTTGAACGGGAACGTGACGGTGGGGGACTCTTCAGCGGACACCTTGACCATCAACAGCACGGTCACGAGCAACCTGATTTTCACCGACAACACCTACGACATTGGTGCAAGCGGTGCGACACGTCCGCGCAATTTGTTCTTGGCGGGTAGTGCAACGGTGAGCGGCAACCAGACGTTGACCGGCACGTTGACCGTGGACAGCACGACGGATTCCACCAGCACGATTACGGGCTCGATTCAGACCGATGGTGGCCTGGGCGTGGCCAAGGCGTTGTATGTGGGCACGTCGATCAACGTCGCGGGCGCGGGCACGATCAACGGTACGACGATTCCTGCGAGCAAGACGTTGGTGGACACGGACACGGCTCAGACGCTGACGAACAAGACGCTGACCAGTCCTGCGATCAACACTGCCACGATTGCTGGCGGCACGATCAACAATGCCTCGGTTGGCGCGTCTACGGCTTCGACCGGGGCATTCACCACCTTAACGGCGTCGTCGGACTCTTCGTTTACTTCGACGGGCGCGTTGGCCATCAGCAAGGGCACGACTGCTGAGCGCCCTGGTTCTCCGACGGCTTCGATGCTGCGCTTCAACACTCAGACCACGGAGTTTGAGGGCTACAACGGAACGGTGTGGGCGTCGGTGGGCGGTGCGGCGATTTCCAATGACACGAGCACGGCGAGTAACCTGTATCCATTGTTTGCCAATGCGACGAGTGGCACCGCATCGACGGTATACACCGGCAACGCCAAGCTCTTGTACAAGCCGTCGACGGGAGAGCTGCAGTCAACGGCCCTGGTGGCCAGCAACGGTATTGTGGTCAACGGCGCTACGGTGTCGTCGAGCTACACGATTGCCACGGGCAACAATGCTTCCAGCGCGGGCCCGATCACGGTCGATGACGGCGTGTCGGTAACTATTTCCAGCGGCTCTCGCTGGGTTGTGATTTAAGGGGTAAGAGATGCCAACAGTTATTGATGGAACGACAGGTGTCAGTCAGGTTCAGCCGGGTGTTGTAAGCATGGCTGATATAGCAG